CAAGTACGAAGCGCAGCTCGGGCGCAATGCCCCGCTCCATAAGCAGAACAAGGAGCTGGCGGATCGCATCGGCGCGCTCGAGCAGTTACTGGAGGGTAGCCGCCAGCAGCAAGCTCCTCCCCAAGCGGCCTCACAAGCGAAGCTGATCACTTCGCAGGAAGAAGAAGACTTCGGGCCCGAGATGATCGATGTTATCCGGCGTGCCGCCAAGGAGGTGGCTTCTCCCCTGCAGGCCGAGATCGAGCAGCTACGTAACCAAGTCGGCAACACCACGGCGACGATCACGCGCAGCACAAGACAAAGCATGCTGAACACGCTGGGTGAGCAAATTCCGGAGTGGAAAGAAATCAACGTCGCGCCCGAATTTCACTCGTGGCTGGCGTTGCCAGATCCTTTTAGCGGTGTTACACGTAAGTCACTATTGCAGGCGGCATACGACAAGAACGAAACTTCTCGCGTGCTTGCCTTCTTCAACGGCTTTGTTTCTGAATTGGCTGCCACGGCCCCCGCAGAAGCGTCGCAAACTCCAGTACCGACGGAGAGAAACTCTCCCTCGAAACCGACTTTGCAACAGCTTGCGGCCCCGGGCAGAGCCAGAACTGCGGCGAGCGTCACGCCCCCCGCTGATAAGCCCATCATCAGGACGTCCGATATCAACGCGTTGTACGCCGCCAAGCGTAAGGGCCTCTATGACGGGCGCGAGCAGGAGTTCGCCCAGTACGAGAGGGAGCTTGAGGAGGCTATGCGCGAGGGCCGGGTCGTCCGCGACACTTAACCTCAAGGGCGGCCACTTCCATGAAAGAGGGGAAGCGCCCTGTATGAAGGGCGCACGCGATGGCATTCCCGGTAGCAACCTCTGGCACGACACCTCCGCTATATCCGGTCGGTTCGGTTTCCAACACTTTCTCCGCTCAGGGTTACATCCCCGAGATCTGGAGCGGCAAGCTCATTGAGAAGTTCTACGCCTCCACGGTTTTGGCGGCGATCAGCAACACTGACTACGAAGGCGAGATCAAGGGTCACGGCGACAAAGTGCATATCCGCACCAAGCCGACGATCACGATCCGCCCGTACATGGCCGACGGCAACCTTCAAGTCGAGCGCCCCGTTGGTGCGAAGATCGTGCTCAATATCGATCAGGGGCAGTATTTCAATACGATCCTCGACGACGTCATGCGTATCCAGAGCGACATCAATCTCATGTCGATGTGGTCCGATGACGCTGCGGAGCAGATGAAGATCGTGATCGACAGGGCTGTGCTTCTTAGCCTCCTTGGGCAAGCCACGGCAACCACCAACCGGGGCGTTACGGCCGGTGCGATTTCGGCGAGCATCAATCTCGGCAAGACCACTGCCCCGCTTTCGTTGGTAGCCACTGGCGCGACCGGTGGCCAAGTCGATGTCCTTAACATGATCCTTCGTCTGGGTCAGGCGCTCGACGAGCAGAACATCCCGGAGACGGGGCGCTGGATTGTTGTCCCGACATGGGTGGCGACACTCATCAAGCGAAGCGATCTGCGTCAGGCTTACTTGAGCGGCGATGCGGTTTCTATCCTCCGCAACGGCCGTCTGGGCATGATTGATCGCTTTACGATCTACACTTCGAACTTGCTTCCGAAGGGAGCCATCACGGGTCTGGCGGCAAACGAGTACGTGGTCTATGCGGGACACCAGCATGGCTTCACGTTCGCTTCGCAGATGACCAACATGGAGACGCTTCGCTCCGAGATGACTTTTGGTCAGCTCATGCGCGGGCTTCAGGTCTATGGCTCACAGGTCATCGATGCGACGGCACTGGCCGAAGCCATCGTGGTCAAGGACGCCGCCGCTTAAAGCAGCGAGGTATTTGGCTGGCGGGGGCGGCATCTGTATGCTGCCCCTGTCTGCCGTTTACACGCGCTTGGAGGATGGGTCATGGCCGCGCTGGACACAGTCGCCGATTATGTGAATTACGCGCGAGTGCTGCTTCAAGACCAAGTCAACTCGCCTTATAGATACCCCGACGCCGATCTCCTGATGGCCCTGAACATGGCCTTTCCGGAAGCCAAGAAGCTGCGGCCGGATCTCTTCCTCACCGTCACAGGCATCCCCTTTTTCACCGCCGTCGATACCACGCCAGTGCCGTGGAACCCGATGTATCGGCTGCCGATCATCTACTTCATGTGCGGACAGGCGCAGGTGCGCGACGACGAGGGTCTGCAGGACCAGCGCGCCGCCGCATTTCTGGGGCTGTTTGCTACCAAGTTATCCACGGCCACGTAGGGAGATGGAGCATGGCTTGCAGGGAGGACATTGAGCGCTTCATGAATAACGCCCGCGTGCGGCTGCCGGGCGCGACCGACGACGCGCTGCAGCTGGAGATGTTCTCCATGCTGGATGAATTCTTCAAGGACACCAATGCGTGGATGGAGGATATTGATATCTCTGTCCCGGGGAACGACCCCGCAGGGACCATCTATTATGCGGTTCCGAGTTCTCCTTCCGTGATCGACAAGCTGATGTGGGTGTTCGGCGTGCCCGAAAGCCCTAGCACGCTTCGTGGTGCCGCTGTGGGATCTTCGATGCAGATCCCGGGCGAGCTGATGCTGTACACGCAACCGTCCTCGAACGTTACCTTGCGGGTAACCGTGGCGCTAACTGTGCAGGACCCCACCCAGAAAGATGGGTATGTGAGTTTCCCGGCGTGGGTGCTGGCCAAATATCGCAACACGCTTCTTGATGGGCTGCTGGGCAGGATGATGAGCCAGCCCAGTAAACCTTTTACGAACGCGCAGATGAGCGTGTTCCACATGAGAAAATTCAACTCGGGTAAGGCGCAGGCCCGTATCGACGTAATGCACGGACATAGCTGGCGGCGGCAGGCGTGGGCGTTTCCGAGGATGATGGGCGGCTCGCAGAAGAGCTCCTTGCGGGGCTATGTCCAGCCGCAATAAATTTGGGTAGGGCGCAGGCAGGGTTATAGATGGCTAACTTTATCGACGGCGTAATCTTTCAGGCGACGCAGAACGGGACTGGAAGTTTTATCGTGGCCGCCCCCGTGCAGGGGTTCATGACGCCTTTTCAGGCGCACGCCATTGAGGGTGCCACGTACCACTACCGTGCCGAGAACAAGGATCTCTCGGAGTGGGAAATTGGTAGCGGCGTATATCTGTCGGGCGCGCTTACGCGCGCTACCGTGCTCTATAATAATTTTGGTAGTTCATCGCGCATTAATTTTTCCAAGCCGCCAATTGTGGGGCTTGTCCCGCTTGGTGCAGATTTTCTGGACTTGATAGGTGGAGGCGGGAGCAACGTCACTATATCGGAAGATCCGCCTTCTTCTCCTTCGGAAGGTGATTTCTGGCTGGAGGAAAGTACACTCATTCTGTACATCTGGTACGACGATGGTTCGTCGGCGCAGTGGGTTTCGGTAAATAATGTTCCGGGCCCGCCGGGTGCTCCGGGCTTGCCGGGCCCTCCGGGAACAGGTACCACTATCGATTATGAGAGTGCTTTACTTGCGTCGGCGGCGGTAGTCCCAGCCGCGCAAAAAATGCTTCGCACAGGCGGTTACATGGTTGCCGGTGACGGCGGCGCTGCCTTGTACGCCAAGGTGGGATCGCCTCCTTCACATAATGGTAAGTTCCAGTCGGCCGACGGTGCATGGTGGGAGCTGGCTGAGACATCCCCGAACGAGCTGATGTTCGGTGCCGTTGCCAGCTCAACCAACGCAGTGCAGACCACTGCCATTCAATGGCTGTTTGATTTTTGCGCGGCGAAGCACAGGAAGGCTACCATCGTTTCCTACCACGCGATCACAGCCACGTTGAACGTCCCTGCCAATGTAGTTGTTGAATTTGGTTATGGTTTTTCCGACCCGAACGCTCTTCTCGATAAGGTGTTCAACGGCGACATGATGACGATAAACTACGGCGTCATGCTCATCAGGCCGCAACTGCGCGGCAATGGCGGAACTTACAGCGGACGCGGGATTGTCGTCGCCTCTGGCGACTATCAAACGATTAACGATGCATTTATCTTTGATACTGCGGGGCCTGCTCTGGAGTTTCCGACAGGCAGTGTGGGTGTACAGTTCAAGTCACTTAACAGTTTTTATTCCCGCCATACCGCAACCGATCCAGCCATTGTCGGACCTGTCACAGAGCCAACGACAACGGGTTACCGCTATTTCTTCAATCCGGGGGCTGGTGGCGGCATGCTGTTCCGTTTCAACAACGGCAATATGTGGACCATCGAGGGCGGGAGTTCCGGCGGGCTGGACTTCAGCGGGACCACGACGGGGCGCGTAAAAATCCTTGGGCATCGTTGTGCTGCGCCGCTGACTGTCTACGGGGTCGAACACATCATCTCGGACTGTGCCATTGCCGGTACTTTTACGCTTGGCGCGGGTGCAACCTATTGCAGCATTCACGACAACATCGTTGCGGGCGGGGTTGAGATTATCGACAGCTCCGGCAACGGTACGAACCAGATTACACATAATAGCGTTAGCTTTACGCCTGTATTACGGGCCGATACGACCAACCCGAATATCGGGTCGACTGGATTTGTGCAGGGGTCCTACTCGCGACGCGGGAAACTGCTTACGATCAATT